GTGCTCAATCAGGTCCAGGGTGCGCCACACGCGGGCGGGGACGATCTCCCGGGGGCACCCTTCGATCCGCGTGTAGCCCCACCCGCCGCACGCGCGGCACTTCTCATCCTTCCCGTGGCACACCCCGCATTGGAGCAACAGGGGCGACTCTTTACTTGGCCGATCCCGACAGGTCAGGCCGCAGGTTGAGCATGCGGCCCCGAACCTGAGCCCAACCCCCAACCTGAGTTTTTTCTGTCTTCCTCCGTGAGCCGCGGAGCCTCGATGCACTTCGTCAGCAGTTCGTGCATCTGCGTGGGGGTGAGCAGGTCGTTCAGCGAGTCGATACTGAACTGGCCCGGGACGTTTATCCACCCGCAGAGGCAGAACGACAGAACCTCTCGGGTGAGAGCCCGCCGCTTTACCGAGTCGGTTTCAGCGTTCCAAGCGTCCAGCATGGCGTCCAACTTGTCCGCCTCCCGCACCGTCCGGAACCGGACGTGGAACGTGGCCCGCTCGGCGGCCGGCTTGCCGGACTCGGCATCGAGCGTCACGGGGGCGAAGTCGTCGGGGGAGAAGCCAATCGGCACTGTAGGTCTCCTGTGGAAACGGGCACGCCCGCGGGGCGGGCATTGGGTCCTCACGTCAGCGTGATTGACAACTCATCATCGCCAGTGCTACCCCGGTTGAGTTGGAACGTCAGCACGTCCAGCAGAACCCCGTTGTTGTCCCCGTCCTCCGGCGGCTGGGTGAGCTGGGCCTTCGGGGCGGCGATCGTCACCACGCCGTTGCTCCCGCTCCCCAGGGCGAGCGAGAACGCGACCTCGGTCCCGGCGAGGTGGACGGCGTAGGGGTCGTAGGTGCCGAAGGGGTTGGCCTCGATGGTCACCCTCAGCGTGGGCTTGCGGTCCGTGATGACCGCCGAGTGGTACGCGGAAACGTGCCCGCCGTTCTCCCGCATGGCGATGACGTTGCCCATCGACAGCGAGAACTCCGTCACCTTGTACGTCGCCCCGCCGATCGTCACCGTGGAGCCGGCGAACCGGGGCGGGATGACCGTGGGGTAGGTCGGGGCCACGAGGGCCGTCGCGCTGGGGGGCTGCCACACCCCCTGGAACTTCCACTTGGACCGCACCGGCTGGCCGGCCTTGCCGGAAATGGTCAGGTCCCCGACGGAGCCCGCAATCGTTTTTAGCCTCCCGTCCGTGAACAGCCCCAGAGTGAGACTCACGTAGGACGCCGAGCCGGTGACGGGGGTATACGCGCCACCGCTGCCGGAGAACCCGGCGGCCAACAGGAGGACCGTGGCCCACGTCGGGTTCGTGGCCGTCCCGCTGTTGAACAACTCCGTCTCGAACTCCATCTCGCCCATGCGGGCGCCGGGAACCGACGCGAGTTGGGAGAGCGAGCTCTGGCCCTCCCGGGCGAAGTTCGGGATCGTCGCCCGCATCGCCGGGTTGAACATGTTGAACGCCGCCTCGGCGGCGGTCAGGGCGACGGGGGTGCCCGTGGTAACTTCAGCGACCGCAGCTCCGACCCGCTGACGGACTAACAAGGCTGGTTCGTATGCCATGGTGGGTTCCTACTGTTCGTGGGGCCGGCCCTGGAGGTGGCGGTACCAGACCGTCACGTTGACGGTGACCTCCCCCTCGTGGGCGTTCGTGGCGGTCACCCCGAAGTCCGGGTCATCAATGATCGTGTCGATGGCGTAGCCCCCTCTCCGCCGGCTGCTCTCCGTCCCGCACAGCGCGTAGATGACGTCCGCCCACAGGCGGTTGAGGCGGGCGTCGATCGGGGTCTGGCTGGTTTCGGACTCGACGGCCGTGCAGACGATGGAGAACGGGACGCGCCACGAATCGTGCTGCATCGGCGCGTCTTGCTCCCGCGTCGGGTTACCCTGCACGATGACGGCGAGGTTGTTGCGGTCGCGGTTGCCGACGCCGGGGTTGGCCCGCTCGACGGTCAGGTCGCAGCTATACCCCGCAACCTGGACGATGCCGCGCAGCGTGTCTTCCACGTTCTGGGCGATCAACTCAATAACGGGAATGGGGGGAACGTCGGGCATGACTATTCAGCAGCCTTGCGTCTTTGCAATAGCCGGTCTACTTGGGAGGCGAGGTTCTTCTCCAGCGTCGGCCCCAGTTCGGCCAGCACTTCTTGGGCGACGCCCGGAGCCCGGTTGAAAGTCTCCATGGGCGTAGGCCCCATGCGTTCTTTTATCGGGAGTCGGCCGGCACGCTTGGCGCCGGCGAGGCGGCGCCTCTCGAACACGCCGCGGTGGCCCGACTTCATGGTGGCGATGAAGGTGCCGGACAGCACCTCCCGCTTGCCCTTCCGCACCTGGACCGACACGCCGGCCGGCGCCTGCCTCGTGCCCGGAAACTCGATGAGCGGGATGGGTTTCTTCGAGATCCGGATGACGGCCTCGGGCTTCTCGAACGAAGCCTTGCGGATCGTGATCGTGTCGCGGACCTGCCTGGATTTGAGGTTCAGTTCCTTGACCAAGCGGCGGACGATGATCGTCCGCCCCGTCTGTGCGGTGCGGTTGACGGCGGCGGTGGCGGCGCGGACGGCCCCGTCCTTGACGCCGGCCAGCGTGGCCTCCAGCTCGGCGTACTTCTGCTTGTCAACAGTGACAGTGACGGGCATGGGCTACCGCTACAATGCCGGGATGACCGACGAGGAACGCGAGCGGTGGGTGTCGCGGCAGATCAAGGACGTCCGGGCGACCATTGAGACGATGCCGGACCGGTACCTGCGGGAGTACCTCCAGAGCGTCGCCGGCCAACTGGTGATCGCCTGTGCCGACGCCGGGGCGACCGACTGGCCGCCGAACCTGCACCTCGCCGACGTTATCGAGAAGCACCTGGCGCGGCCTGCGCCGCCGCGGACGGGGTGAGCTTGGTCGGGCATGGGTTACTCGCCGCGACGCGGCGGCAGGAGTGCGAACCTGGCCAGCTTCTGCTGCCGCTCCGGGTCGCCCTCCAGCATCCGGGCCATCCCCTCCCCGGCCCAGCGGGCGGCCAGGACGAACCCGAAGACGAAGCCGGCGGCGGCCCCGATCAGGATGGCGAAAACGACGGCGAGGGCGAAAGCGATGAGGGTCATGGTCGGTCCTACGGGGCGGCGGAGGGTACGAACTTGGTGCCGTCGGGGTAGTCCACCTGGCTGTTGCGTGCGCCGCGGTAGGTGAGGTAGCCGTTGGTGTACGTGGTGTTCAGGTCGGTGGTGAGCCTGCCCGTCCCGTAGATGGAGCAGTTGCTGATCGTGGCCGTGCGGGCGGTGTTGACGGTCGTCACGTCCCCGCCCGGCTCGATGTTGAGGGTCGTGATCGTGCCCGTCGATTGCAGGTCCGCCGCCCCCGCGATGTTGGCGGTGGTGATGGCCCCGCTGCCCTCGGTGACGAGCGTGCCGCCGTCGGTCGTGACCGTGCTGGCCGCGGTGCGGAGGATCACCTTCGCGTCCTTGACGTTCAGGGCAGTGACCGTGTTGGACCCGGACCCGATCGTCACCCGCGTGTTGCTCCCGCGGGCATTGATCGTGGGGACTGTGGCCGTGTCGGCCGGTTTATTTGTGGCCAACCCCACGCTGCCGTCGTAGACATTGAGCACGTTCGACGTGTGGGTACCCTTGACCATCACCGGCTCAAGCCCGGTGCTCCCGGACGAGGCCGAGCCCCACACGGTGCAGGTGGTCGCGTTCAGCCCGAAGTCGAGGTTGACGACCGACGCGGCCGAGGGGTTGGACCCGTCCGTCGGCGGCTTGTTCACCTCGCACGTCGTGGCACTGATCCGCAGGGGGGCGGACACCGTGCCGACGGCCTTGCTGCCCTTCTGGATCGTCAGCTTCGTCAGGGCCACGGCGCTCTGGTCGAGGCCGTACAGGACCGCCGCCGCCATCCGCTGGTCGAGCGTGACGCTGTCGGAGTTGACCGGCACGGAACCGCCGCTCCAGTTCGCGGCGGTGTTCCACGACGAGGGGCCGCTGTTGGCGGTGACGGCCGCCCGGGTGAGCGTCTGGGTGTTCGCCCCGCCGCCGTCCGTGGTGGTGGACGCGACGGAGAACGGCACGCCGGCCACGTCCGCCGTGAGCGTCAGGCTCGTCGTGGCGTCGGCCGCGGTGATCGGCGTGTGCAGGCTGTTCGTGCTGGCGTTCCACGCGGCGACCAGGCCGGCCGTTACGTTGGCCACCGTGGCGGCCGTCGCGGTGAACGACACCGCCGCGGTGCTGCCGTCCTCGCCGGTCGCCGTCAGCGTGAAGACGTCCCCGATCTGGACGTTCGCCGGGGTGAACCGGTCAACCTGGGCCGTGGACGGGGCGGTGCCCAAATAGTAGATGCTGCTAACGGGACACCTCCTCTACAATCGGGGCATGGTTGACCTGATCGCCCTGTACCGCGGATTCCGGGAGGCGGCCCCGCCGGGACACCATCGGTTAATGGTCAACGAGTGGGGCGGCCTAATCGATGACAACGGGAACCGCGAGCTGGCCGTCGGCCTGCGGTGGGAGTCCTACGCGGGCGATGACGGGACGTGGCGGTCGTACAACAAGGTCGTCCCCGTTGACGTCCTGGAGAAGTCGCGAGTCCCCGCCGCGGAGTGGGGCCGCCGATTCGGGGCAGAGGTGAGTGCCGCCCTCGCGGCCGCCACGTCCTCAGCGTAGTTCCAACCGCAGGCACCCCGGATCGTCGTGCTCCCCGCCGGCCGGCAGGTGGACGCGGTAGGCCCGCGCCGTCCCGCCGGTGCGGTGGGCGAGGGTGACGGTGTCCCCGCCCGTGTCCAGCTCGGACGCGGCGATGCCGTTCGTACTGCTGTTGGCGACGATGACGGTGATGACGGGCTGGGGGGCACCCCCGCCCGGCCCCGGCTCCAGCGTCTGGCGGAACACCTGCGCGTAGACCGTGCGCGACCCGCCGTTGCGGGCCTTGGTGTAGACGACGGCCTCGCCGAAGTCGTTCTCGCCGGTGAAGCAGACGAGGGCGTCGTTCGCAAGTACTTCGCTGAAATTGCTCACGGCTTCCCCTTGCCCGCCTTGGCCGGCGCGGGCTTCGGCGGCTCCGGGGGCAGCAGCCCGACGGCCCGGCGGACCGAACCGTCGGGGTCGGGGAGGGTGACGCTCTGCCCGGCCCGCCACAGGACCAGGCCGGCGCCGTCGGGGGACGGCGCGGCCCGGTCGAATGTGGCGAGGTTGTAGGCCGTGCCGTTGATGGCAATCCAGTTCATGCGGGGAGTGCCGGCGCTTAGCCGACGTTGGTGAGCAGGTGGCCGGCCTGGGCGTACATCACCTTCTCCGAGCTCTCCATGCGTGCCCGGACCACCTCGCCGCGGATCGTCTCGTCCCGGTAGCTCTCGACGGTGCCGCCGATGCTGCTGCCGTCCTCGGCCCAGTGGAACGTGCGGGCGATGCACGGCTCCTTGATGTCGCCGGACGTGGCCACGCGGCAGACCATGGCCTTGGTGTTGTCCCACACCTGGGACACGGTCGCGGCCTGGCCCTCGCTGGCCGAGTTCTTGGACGAGCCGGCCACGAAGATGTACTCGATGTCGAACGCCTGCGCCAGCACGTCCAGGGTGATCCCCTGCTGGCTGGTGTTGCTCGACCCGTTATACTTGATCCGGTCGATGATCTGGCCGCTGGTCGTGTTGTTCCGCAGGTTGCGGTACGTCTTCCAGCCGATGACCAGGGCGTTGGCCTTCAGGCCGGAGTTGTCGTAGACCTTCTGGACCGCGGCCTCGACGTCGGTGATCGGGGTGGCGCTGGCGACCGTACTCCAGGGCGTGGAGACGGCGGTGGTCAGGCTCGCGCCCGTCCAGGTGGTGGTGTTGAAGACCATGTCCGCGACGCGCTGCTCGTAGTTGCGGAGCACGACGTCGAGAGCCCGCTTGGCGGCGAGCTGCTCGGCCACGAAGTAGTCCGTGTAGAGCTGCGCCTCGCGGTCGTCCACGACTTCTTCGGCCCCGTTCTCGCTCGTGGCGTACGTGTCGCTGGTGAACTCCCACCGCTGGCGGTTGTAGCCGCTGCCGGGGGCGCGGGCGGTGTTCCGCGCCTGGAGGAGCGAGGCGAGGGTGATCTTGCCGAAGGTGCCCGAGGCTTTGGGGACCTCGATCACCGGGGCGACCTTCTGGGCGATGAAGCCCATCCGGTCCATTTCCAAATCGAACTGCTCGAAGCTGCCGGCCAGTTCGGGCCGCAGGGTGGCAAGGCTGGTCGAGGGGGAAGGCATTGTTGGGTGTCCTCTGTTCTGTGGTTGAGGGCACCCTCGGCGGGGGTGTTCGGCGGGTCGGGGTAGTTCGGGGACGGGGCAGGCCGGTGCCGAGCCGGCTTGTCCGGGCGTTCATGAGGCGCCCGTTAGCCCGTCCTCTTACTGATCGGGTTGGCGGTTGGGGGTCGGGGGCGACGCGATCAGGCCGCGACGCGCTCGACGTTGAGGATGTCGAGCCGGCACGAGTTGCCGGCGTTGGCGACGCTCCACGTCGCGCCGACTCCGACGACCTGGGCGGCCGTGGTGTCGATCGCGGTGGACGCGAGGATTTCCGTGACATCGTGGACGGCCGTCCCGGAGGCCGCGGGGACCTCGGTGTGGGTGCCGTAGCCGACGACCGTCCCGGACGCCCCGGCGGTGCGGACGACCAGGGTGAACTCGCCGGCGAAGACGTTGTTGTTCGCCACGTCGGTGGCGGTGCCGGCCAGCAGCACCGTGCCCGAGAGGCCGCCGATGTACAGCTTGACGAGCAGCGTGTCGGTCGAGTTGGTCGCGGTGGCGATGCCCTGGAACTTGACCCGCAGCACGTCGCCGGCCTTGAGCGCGTTGGCGGGGATGCTGTAGCTGCCGAGCAAGGTCTCGGTCGTGCTGTTGGTCAGGGCGGTGCCGGCGGCGGTCTGGGTGTACAGCAGGCCGCCGTCGTCCTCGACGCGGAGGACCTCGACCACGTCCCCGTCCGCGGTGGCCGCGTTCAGGGCGTAACCGATGAAGTTGTCGTTCTTCGTGGCCGAGACCTTGCCGCCGGCCGCGCCGTAGACCTTGGCCCCCGACGTGACTGCCGCGCTCGCGACCATCGGGCAGGTGCCCTCGGCGCTGCGGAGG